TTCGAAGCTCTTGCAGAAATGTGTGCTGACGATGCTAACGAAGATTTACTTTGCGATGCTACAATAGATTTACTTGTAGCATTCTGTAAATCTCAAAACCGTAAATTTGATTCTATAAGATTTTATAATAGAATTGCTAGTCTCAAAGCTACTTATCAAATGCGAAAACGTTTAGCTATGAAAGGTATCAACAAAGAATGGCTTGACTCACATGTTGAGGTAATAGTATAATGCAATTTACAAATCTATTTAATCATGGTAAATATGGTGATGCTATTAATTACAATGTATTACTATGTAAGCAACAATACTCTGAAAAGAATATTGCAATAAAATTAGATGAAATTGAATCAATTGAAGAATGGAATGATAATTCTTTATGTATATACATGCAGTCAGGTACCAGACTTTATGTTGAAGGTAAACTATCTGATATATTTAAGGATATATAAAATGATTAAGCTATTTCACTTCGATGTTTCCGAAAGATCTAAAGTCGATAACAAAGTTCGAGCGTTTGCTAAAGCTACTTCACTCGATCTCGGCTTAGCTACTAAAGATGAAATCAAAGCTAAACAAAAAGTTAATGGCACTCACTGGGTTCCATTAGGTTCATTCAAAAATAAAAAAGATGCTTACGACTATATTCAAATAGTTCGTGATAATCAAAAAGTTTTGCGATAAGAGTCAAGGCCTCCTACTCGGTAGTGACGAGAATAAATATTTACGACTTCTCTTGACAGGTTCCTTGAGCTTACTCGGCCTGGTAAGATCGCAAAAATAAGCCTAGAGCGTACACAATTAAGTGATACCTCTAGGCTTTTTTTAAAATTCGAACCCACATCCGTTAACCACCGTCATCCGCTCAGTTCTGCAATTTTCTTCTGCAGTTCTTCTTCCGATAACTCTGACGTATCTAACGATAAATTCGTTTGATCTATACGTTGCAACTTAGGTTGCTCGTACTCTGCTAGTGCCATTGCAAGACGTTCAATAGTTTCTTGATCTTCTATTTGCATTGCTTTAACTAACTGTACTTTAAGTATATCAACGGCCGATGGCATATCAGCAATAACTTCCTCTTTAATTTTTTTAAACTCAGAGGCTGACAGTCTCATAGCTTCTCGTAGTGCTTTATTTTCTCGGCGTTTCTCTGCGCCAATCGCTTGCATCTCACGAGCTCTCTCAGAATCTATAACTGGTCGGAGCTGCGCCAACGAATTTGGGTGCTTACCATTATTTTCATAACCCATAACAACCTCCATAAATGTCTTTTAGGGGACATTTAATTCTTAATTTAAATTCCCTCGCTGTCGCTCGGAAATTTTTAAAATAATAATTAATCTATGAGTATACTATGAAACTTACAATAAAATTATTTGAAGACCAATTAAAATATAAAGTAAATCCGATTGCAAAAACGCTTGAAGATCCTAAGTATAGATCTAAAGTTGTGCCGGATAAGAAAAAATATAACCGAAAGAAAACTATTAAAAGAAAGGAATAGTATGGCTAAAGTAACAGCATCAACTATATTACATGAAGCAGCTCAGCTGAAAGAAAGAAAACAATCTGATTATCAAGGTGAAATGTTTAGTGAAGAAGATTACTTTCCGTTTGGTAATAAATCTTATATACATATGATACATACTAAGTATCTACGTATGAGAAGCCTTGCTGAAACTGAAAATAAAAAGATTAACTTTGAATCATTAGAAGATACACTAATAGATATGTCAGTTTACTGTGCAATGTTTGCTGCGTATTTAGAAAATAAAAAGTTAGAAAAAGATACAGTAAAGAGGTCTGGCTAATGCAAATATATAACGATAAATATCTAAAAACTGCAGAAGAAATACTAACATTTGGTCATCAAAGAATGACAAGAAGTGGTGTAGTAAGATCTCTACCATTCAAAGATTTAGAATTTGATATGCGTGATGGTTACTTTCCGCTTCTAACATCGCGTAAGATACATTATGACGGTGTATTCGGTGAGTACGCTGCAATGATTAGAGGACCTAAAAATATAAAAGACTTTCAAAAATGGGGGTGTAATTATTGGAATGACTTCGGAGATCCTGATACTGGTGATATACGCCTTGATTACGGTAATAGTTGGATTGATTATAATGGCGTTAATCAAATAGATGAACTCATACATAACTTAAGAGTAGATCCATATGGCAGACGACATATTATTAATTCATGGAAACCTGATAATCTAAAGAACTTATCATTACCATGTTGCCATATTATGTATCAGTTTTATGTAGATCAAGATAATCATAACGGTATTGGTGAACGTACTTTATCAATGATGATGTATCAAAGATCAGGTGATTGGATGCTAGGCGTACCTAGTGATATGGTATTTGGTGCAACTATGCTAGCATGTGTAGCTAACATGATTAATGCTAAAGCAGGTACATTGAAAGTAGTAATTGCTGATGCACATATTTATGAAGAACATTTTAATACTGCATGGTATCAAATAAACAATGGATATATACATATAGATCCTACATATAATTTACAACCACAACTTAATATGTATGAGTTTCAACCTAAACATATAGAAATACATAACTATGAACATAAAGGAAGTATAGATTATGAACTTAAATCGTAATGCAAATTACACAGATTGGTATGATGATATTAGAATCATGCATAGAAAATTTGGTGCTAAACAATGGGTTACACGCCAATTCGAAGCAAGAAATTTTAAATTATTAAATGATTTCTTAGCATTTAGATTAGACTTCTTAGAAGAAGAGTTTGAAGAAACTCAAGAAGCATTCTTAAAGAAAGATCATGTTGAAGTAGTTGATGGTTTAATTGATCTTATTGTTATTGCAATAGGTACATTAGAATTATTTAACTGTGATGCTGATAGAGTATGGAAAGAAATACATAAATCTAATATGGCTAAAGAACCTGGAGCAAATAAATCCAGGAAGAATCCATTTGGTTTACCAGATATGGTTAAACCTGAAGGATGGAAAGGACCTGAAATATTAAAGTATGATTGTGGTATACTTGCTGATATATTTGAATCAGAAAAAGAACGCATTCAAACATTAAGAGAAAAGCGCGATTTAAATAACGAGCTTAAAAATAATATAGCAAATTCACAATATGAATAAGGAGTATAAATATGAGTGACGATTTACAAAAGCACAATGTTGCTGAAGGAAAACCTGTAACAATTGATGATATTAGATTAGCAATTGTTGGTGATAAAGATAAACTATTACTAATAAATGTTTTTGATAATTTAATCGGTGAAAATAATAAACTTAAAGCTGAGCTTGATGCCAGCAGAAAGGTTAAAGATGAGGCTAACGTTTGATATAGAAACTGACGGTCTTGATGCGACTAAGATATGGTGTCTAGTAATACAAAACCTAGACACTAATCGCATTATGAAATACACTAATGAATCAGATAAATATGATGGACCTATTGAAATGGGCCTATCATTATTACAAAATGCAAAGTTACTTGTAGCACATAACGGTATAGGTTTTGATGCATTAATAATTAAACAATTATATAATATTGATTTGTATGATGGAGATAGATTCTTCGATACATGGATAGCATCTCAAGTATTAAATTACAGACGACCACATAAACATGGGTTAGCTGGATGGGGTGAGTGGCTTAAGTATCATAAAGGTAACTACGATGATTGGTCACACTTCTCTGATACAATGATGGAATATTGTGTAAGAGATGTTAAACTAAACTCTATAATATATAGACATCTTTCAATAGAACTAAAGAATCTAGCAGAAAAGAATCCATTAATACGTAAAGGTTTACGAAATGAAATGGCTGCTGCAAAGTTTGATGCAGAATGTAGGTATACTGGCTGGGCTTTCAATATAAATAAAGCTAACTTATTGCTAGATAGCATTGAAACAAACATGCATCACATTGAAAAGATTATTGAACCTAAACTACCACCAGTTACTAAGTTAATTGATAAGCAACCTAAGACAGCTAAGTATACTAAGAAAGGTTACTATACTGCAGCTACTGCACGTATGCTAAGTGAATATCTTAACATGGATATTAAACCTGAAGATACACGCAGATGGCCTGCAAATAAAGAGTTTCAAAGAAAAGAAACTAAGAAGGCTAACATGGGTAACCTAGCACAAGTTAAAGAATATTTATACTCAATCGGATGGCAACCTGATGATTGGAAAATGGAAAGAATGGGTAGAGAATTCATTAAGAAAACACCTAAGCTTACTAAAACTTCTTTAGAAAAACTTGGCAACGAAGGTATAATGATAGATCAATGGACTACATTTAGATCACGTAAAGGTGTTGTTGAAGGCTGGCTTAATAACTTAAAAGATAATAGATTGCATGGTAAACTATGGATTGTAGGTACTCCTACATTCAGATGTCGTCATGAAGTTATTGCTAATCTTCCAGCAGCTGATGCTACACTTGGTAAATCAATTAGAGAATTACTAGTAGCTGAACCTGGTAGAAAGATTGTAGGCGCTGATTCTAGTGGTAATCAATTCAGATCTCTTGCACATTATGTTAAAGATAAAAGTCTTACAAATCAAATACTTAGTGGTGATATACATCAGTATAACGCAGACATTATTAAGACTGATAGACGTACTGCAAAGACCTGGATCTATGCATTTCTATTTGGTGCTGGTGCTACTAAGCTTGGTAAAGTACTTACAGGTAAGGGTAATCTAAATGCTGGTAAAGAATCTATCGAAAGATATGGTGATGCTATACCTGGTTTGAAAGCATTGAAAGATAGATTAACTTCTATATGGAATGTAACAGATTGTCATAGCTCTAGTGTTGAAGGTTATGTACCTGGTCTTGATGGTCGTAAAGTTTTTGTACCACAAGATTATCAAACTCTTAATTACTTATTACAAAGTTGTGAAGCTATCACTACTAAAGCTGCATTACATTATCAGATGCGAAAGATTAAGGAAGAAAAACTTAACGCTGATCCTAGACTTTATTATCATGATGAAGTAGCATGGTCAGTAGCAGAAGAAGATGCTGAGAGAGTATTAGAAATACTTACAGAATCATTTGCCGAAGGTCCTAAAGAAATGGGCGTAGATATTATGGCAGGTGAAGGTACAATAGGTAATAACTATGCAGAGGTACACTAATGATTGTAGATATTAATGTAACAAAAGACTTTGTTAATCAAAGAGATGCTCGTGCTGAGAAGTATAATCCACGAGGACGTTCACTAGAACAGTTAAAACTTGATATTGAATGTGAAATATTTGAATGGCACATGATTGATAGAGGTACATGGAAAGACCATGATGCTTGGCAAGTCGATGGTGTTGATCAATTATATGGTAATGTTGATGTTAAGTTTATTAAAACCTGGTACAATATACCATGTAATAAAATGGTTTACTTACTAAAGCAAAGAGATATAACAGATAACTTTTATTTCTGTGAATGGAAAGATAGACCACAAAGATTATTAGAAGTAATGGATACTGTTAAGGTAAATACTCTTGGTGTACTAGAATACTGGGAGTTAGTCGATTTAATTAAACCTTCTAAGTTTAACGGATTTTACGCAGATATTCGTAAACATTTAGAAAGAAAGGACAAAGATGAAAAATAAATTTATGTTTGTAGATACTGATTCTATATTCTTTAAGGTTGCATATAAATCTAAGAATCAATCTGAACTAAGACGAAGCTACAATGCTTTCTGTAGAAACATGGAATTAGAAATAAGAAATAAACTAATCAATCCATTTGATGACACTGAAAAGCTAACAGTTTTATATGCAGTTAAAGGTAAAGGTAATTTCAGAAAAGATTTGAGTGCTGATTACAAATCTCAGCGTCCTGAATTAGATAAAAGTATTAAAGATAAACTGAATTACTTACACAAATATTCAGTAACTAAAGGTGCTATTCAAGCTGATGGCATGGAAGCTGATGATCTAGTTTCTATATGGGCTTATGAAGCGCTAGATAGAAAAGATGAGTACGTAATTTGTGGTATTGATAAAGACTTATTACAAATACCTGGTCATCATTACAACTACGGTAAAGATACTTGGCAGCTTATCAATGAAGAAGAAGCTTTACATAATCTATATCTTCAATGCTTAACTGGTGATAACATAGATAATATACCAGGTCTTAAAGGTATTGGCCCTAAGAAAGCCGCAAAGATATTATCTGGCGTACCACTATCAAGACAATGGAATAAGATTAAACAAACCTGGAGAGAGCATGAAAGATCTCAGCAGGAGTTAACGCTTAGCCATAGACTTCTAAGCATGCTTAAATCATGGAGTGAATATGAAGATCTTAGAACACACATTCAAAATAAAACCCCTATCAGCAAACCAAATGACGTACAGGAACAAAGCGATAAAGCAAATCAAGTACGTTAATTATCAGAATGAATTAAGAGATGAACTCAAAGGAGTTAAGTGGCCATTCGAACCGGCACAACTCCTAGAGTTTGAAATTATTGCTGGAGTATCTAACAAAGCAGCTGACTTAGATAATATAGTTAAGCCTTTGTTAGATACTTATCAAGGTATCTTTGAAGAATTTAATGACAATAAAGTTTATCATATAAAATTATATAAACAATTAACAAATAAAGGTGATGAGTATTTATACGTAAAAATAGAAAGGTATATAAATGCTTTACCATTAACTGTAGTAAACAACAAAGAGTTGTTAGAAAGGACAGTACGAAGTGGGAAATTATAAACAAACATCGTGCCCAGAATGTGATTCATCAGATGCATTTACGATCTATGACGATGGCGCATACTGTTTTTCATGTCAATATTCAACTAAGAAAGTAAACAATATGAATGAGTTAGAACCTGTTGCTAAACCTAATAATAGCACAACACTTAATGAAATCCATGAGTTAAATAGTTTTGCAATTACTTCTCGTGGTATAAGTAAACAAGTAGTAGATCACTTCGGAATTAAGATGGCTGTAAATCCTGATGGTTCTGGTGGCTCACACTTTTATCCGTATACAAATAACGGTAAGCTTGCTGCTTATAAAGAACGTAAATTACCTAAAAGTTTTATAGCTCACGGTAATTTTAATGACGCCGAATTGTTTGGTCAATCAGTTTCTAGTGGTGGTAAGTCACTTGTAATAACTGAAGGCGAGCTAGATGCATGTGCAGTGGCACAAAGTTTCCTAGATAAATACAATAGAATATTTCCTGTAGTATCTATACC